CATGGCAACATTCGCAGTAATCGAGCAGATGAGGCTCGATGACTACGTCGTGATCCAGACCCTCGAGGCGACCGACATCGGCATCGGCCAGAGCATCACGCTTACCGGATGCGACTCGACGATCAACGGCACTCACACCGTGTTCGCGATCCCGAGCGGACTGTTCGTCGGCGTGTCCGACGAGGGCGACCTCCAGTTCAACTACGACGCGATCATCCCGAACCAGATCCTGTTCTACGACGCCGGGGACAACATTGACCGGGGCGCCGTCATCCCGAACGGGACACTTACGTGGACGATCAGTTGCACGTGGACGACGTCGGCGAACGTGACCGAGTTCCTCGGGATTGCGGCCGCCACCGCGAACGACACCGCCTACATCGCCACGTGTGTCTCAGCGGCGAACGCCTACTGCTTCCGGGCCCGCCAGCAGGCTGGCTACCACGACGCACCGGGCACCAGCCCGAGCGCCGACGTCACGTTGGGCACCACGCTCTACGCGGCCAGCCTGTACCGCGAGCGCGGCTCCGTCGACTCGTTCGCATCGTTCTCCGACATGGCTATCAACCAGCCGACCGGCCTCACCATGGGACGCATCAAGCAACTCCTCGGCGTCCGTCGCAGTCAGGTGGCATAGTGTGGCCGGTTCTGGGATCTTCGTGGAGGCCACTACGGCACTCGTCAACGCGCTCACGAACCTCGGCTTGGCCGTCGTGCAAGACCCTCGCAACGCTCGACCGCTCACCGTGTTCGTCGAGCCCCCGTCATTCACCAACTTCAACGCCGGGATCGTCAACGCCGTCGCCGACCTCACGTTCACGATCCGAATCTTGGGAGCACCACCCGGCAACCAAGACTCAACGGACTGGATCTTGACGACCGTGGACACGATCCTCAACTCCGGCGTCGTGTTCGCCTCCGGCCAGCCCACCGTGGCAGTCGTCGGCACCCAAGAGCTCCCGGCATACGACCTCACAGTGAGAATGAGCGCCCGCCGCTCCTAACCCAGAAAGCACACCACCATGGCCACCACCACATTCCTCGGCAACGCGACGATCAACCTGACCGTCGGAGCCACCACCACCGACCTGACCGACAACTGCTCCAAGTGCGAGATCAGCCTCACCAAGGAAGCCCTCGAGACCACCGCGTTCGGCGGTGCCGCCCGCGTGTTCGCCGCCGGCCTCGAGAACAACGAGGTCACCCTCACCCTGTTCAACAGCTACGGCGCCGGTGAGATCGAGGCAATCCTCTACAGCGCGTGGGGAACCACGTCGACGCTCGTCATCTCGCCCTCCGGCACCACCGAGTCCGCCTCGAACCCCGAGTACACCATCACGAACTGCTACCTTGAGAAGATCACCCCGATCAACAGCGCAGTCGGCGAGCTCTCGGTCGTGGAGGCGGTATTCAAGGGCGGATCCGCGGCACGCGACATCACGGCACCCTGATCTAGTACCCTCCAGTCAACAACCACCGACGGAGGATCCCGATGAAGCTCACACTCAAGGTAGACCAAGGACAAGGCGAGTATCAGGTAACGACAAACCTGTACGTGATCGTCACTTGGGAGCGCAAGTTCAAGCGCAAGGCGTCCGACATCCAGTCGTCCGGGATCGGCATGGAGGACCTTGCGTTCATGGCCTACGAGGCGAGCAAGCAGGCCGGCATCACCATCCCGGCCATGTTCGACGACTTCATCAAGCGCCTCGTCACGCTCGAGGTCGTGGAGACCGAGAACACAAACCCTACCGAGGGGGCTACCGACGGCAACTAGCACAAGTGCTAGCGGCCACCGGGTTCTGGCCTCCAGACATCCCATTCGACCTAGACGATCTGGCCACAGTCGTCGAGGCCATCAACGAAGACAGACAAGGAGGCCAGAAGTGAGCGCAACATTCGGCCTCCAATACGACGGCCTCAAGGAAGCCCTCCGCGACTTGCAGAAAGTCAGCCCCGCCCTCCGGCGTCAACTCTCTAAGGAGATGCTCGAAATCGTCCGGGAAACCATGGTCGCCCCGATCGTGGACTCCATCCCCAACAGCGCCCCGCTGTCCGGCATGGACCACCAGAAGCGCACCGGGTGGAACAAGGCGAACCAGCGGGCCGGCGTCATCGCCAAGATCGACACTCGCAAAGCGCGACGCCGGAACCTCCAGCAGGGCGCCCAATGGGAGTCCGTCGGCACTGTTGTCGTTCGCACCAAGACGGCCGCGCTCACCATCACCGACATGGCCGGACGCGGACCCAACCAAACCCGCAACCCCAACCCGTACCGGGCGCGTCCCAACTTCGCCGCCGACCTCAGTCGCAAACTCAACCGCGGCCCCTCCCGGTTCATGTGGTTCGCCGGAGAACGCAACGTCGACGCAACCATGCGCCGCCTCGAGCCAGTCGTCGAGAAGATCATCCTTGAGGCCGTCCCCGGAGTAGTGAGGCGCTAATGGCAATCTCCCTTCCCATCGTCTCCGAATGGAACCCGGCAGGGATCAACAAGGCGATCAACGACTTCAAGAAGCTCGAGGGCGCCGGAGCCAAGGCATCGTTCGCCATCAAGAAAGCGGCCCTACCAGCCGCCGCCGCGCTCGCCGGGCTCACCGTGGTCGCCGTCGACGCCGTCAAGGCATTCGCCGAGGATGATGCCGCCGCCCAGAAACTCGCCACCACCCTCCAGAACGTCACCGGCGCCACCGACGCCCAAATTGCGTCCGTCGAGGACTTCATCACCAAGACCTCCATCGCGGCCGCCGTCGCCGACGACGAACTACGACCCGCACTCGACTCACTCGTCCGAGGCACCGGGAACGTCGCCGAAGCTCAAGATCTGCTCGGCCTCGCGCTCGACATCTCGGCCGGCACCGGCAAGGACCTCGCCACCGTCTCCGACGCCCTCTCCAAGGCGTACAACGGGAACTTCAAGGCCCTCAAGGCATTAGACCCACAGCTTGCCGGGATCATCGCCAAGGGGGGCGACGCCGACATCCTGTTCGGCAACCTCGCCAACACATTCCAGAACCAAGCCTCCAAGCAGGCGGGCACCGCCCAAGGCAAGTTCAAGAGCCTGTCCATCGCCCTCAATGAAACCAAGGAAAGCATCGGCGCCGCCCTGCTCCCCATCCTTGAGAAGCTCCTCCCGCGACTGCAAGCGATGGGCAACTTCGTCCGCGAGAACACCGGCCTCATCGTCACGATCGGCGTCGTCGTCGGCACCCTCGCGGCCAGCATCCTCGCCCTGAACGCCGGGCTCGCCGTCTACAACACAATCCAAGCCGTCACGGCCGCCCTCAACACCGCGCTCGCCACCACCTTCTCGGCGCTATGGGTCGCCACCGGCGCCGCCGTCATCCTCGCCGTCATCGCCGCCCTCGTCGCCCTGCAAGCCAAGTTCGACATCTTCGGCCGCGCCATCGACGGCATCAAGAAAGCGTTCGAGATCTGGTGGGCCTACGTCCAAGTCGTGTTCAACGGCTTCAAGAGCATCGCCACCACCGTATTCGACGCAATCGGCAGTGCCGTCGGCGTCTGGTACACCAACGTCCGCAAGTACATCGACGCCCTCTACAGCGCGTTCAAGACAGTGTTCAACGGTGTCGCCTCAATCTGGAACAACACCGTCGGCGCCCTCTCATTCAAGATTCCGGGCTGGGTTCCGCTCATCGGCGGCAAGGGCTTCGACGTCCCGGACATCCCCATGCTCGCCGAGGGCGGCATCGTCACCGGCCCGACGCTCGCCATGATCGGCGAGGCGGGCCCCGAGGCCGTCATCCCGCTTGACCGGGGCGGCCTCATGGGAGGCGGCACAACGATCAACGTCACCGTAACGTCAGCCGACCCGAACGCCGTCGTCGCCGCCCTCCAGCAATACGTCCGACTCAACAACCGGCTCCCAGCGAACGCGATCGGCTAATGAGCACGATCAACTGGACAGTCACCGTAGGCGCCACGTCGTTCACGTCGATCACCCAATCCCTCTCGTTCACATTCGGGCGGACCTCATACTTCGAGACACCGACCGGCGGCACCTGTACGTTCACTGTTCGCAACAACACCGGACAAGCCGCCAACATCAACCAAGGCGACCAAATCCAAATCGGCAACAACCTCTCCTTCGACATCTCCTACTTCTACGTCGTCGAGGTCACCTTCCAAGACGAGATCGCCAGCGGAGCCAACACCGCCACCATCACCGGCATCGACGCGTTCGGGATGCTCTCCCTCTACTACATCAACGACGACCCGATCATCGGAACCACCAACGCGATCCGGCAAGCAATCAAGCTCGCGAACGAGGTGTATCCCTACGTCCCGCCATACCCGCCAGCGGTCGAATACGACGGACGAGCGATCGTCTCCGACGCTTTCGACCCGACCACCATCGGACAACGCATCGGCGAGCTCCTCGTCACCGAAAACTCCCGCTACTACTTCCAAGGCGACACGATCGAGTTCGTCGTCTCCGAGGCGCCCCCCGCGTATGTCTGGAACTTCAGCACCAACGCCTCCACGGCCCTCGTCTACGACGGCCTGACCCGCAAGTATCCCAACGCCAACTATCCGAACCGCGTCAATCTCACCTCGACGACCGTGGGCACAACCAGCGCAACAAGCGCAGGCAACTACGACCGCAACTACAACCGCCAAGTGCTGTTCAACAACCTCGCCCAACAGCAAGCGCAGACCGACTGGTTCGCCGCCGTGCTATCCCAAGAAGCCCTCTACGCCGACCTCCGGTTCACCGACAAACCGCAGAACGACACGATCATGGGTTACTTCCTCGATTCGGTCGCTACCGGCCTCACCGGCGCCACCACGAACGTCACCTACACAGCTCCGGGCGGATCGCCCACCACCACGACCTTCGTGATCGAGGGCGGCACCTGCTCAGCAGTGCCCGGGCAGACGACCTTCACCCTGTACCTCTCGCCGACCGTCATCTACGACCTGTTCACCCTGAACTCGTCGACGTTCGGTATTCTCAACACAAACCGACTCGGATGGTGACCCCATGACTTACCCCTCATTCACTAGCGGCGACATTCTGACGGCGGCGGACATGAATGCTGTCGGCTTGTGGCTGGTCAAGACGCAGACGGTCGGCACAGCCGTGTCGTCGGTACAAGTCACCGGAGCCTTCTCAAGCACATACGACAACTACCTAATAGTTGATTCAGGTGGCACGTTGTCCGTTGATACGGCAATAGGTATGACGTTCGGATCAACGGCGACTGGCTATTACTACTTCTTGACCTACGGTTCATTCCTATCATCAACCGTGTTAGGTGATAACGGCAACAACACGACAAAATTTGCTCACATGGGCGGCGGTGCTGAGCGAACTGCCTACATCATCGTTCAATGTCCAAATCTCGCAAAGCCAACTCAAGTTTGGTCGAAGGTTCGATACGCAACGGTTTACGGCACTGAAGTTGGGTATGTCGCAGACTCAAACCAATACACCTCGTTCACAATTACACCGGCTTCCGGCACGATGACCGGCGGCACGATTCGCGTCTATGGCTACAAGAACGGACTCTCATGACCCCCGAGGAATACAAGACCCTCTACCCACAAGACTCGGTGTACATCCAAGTCGACGACACCGAACGACTCATGACCGACGACGAATACGAGGCATGGGTCGCCGAAGGTGTCTACAACAGCAACCACCCGCTCCCATGAGATCCGCCGCGATCCTCGTCGTCCTCCTCGGCGCTGTCGCCATCTGGATCGTCGCCGGATGCTCCGATCGTGTCCGCGAGAATTGCGACACCGCCCCCACCGCCCCACGATGCGAGGCCACCCCGTGAAGAAGTACACCAACAGCGAGATTAAGGCTCGGTTGATCTTCGTGATCGGTTGCGCCCTGTCGATCACCTTCATGCTCGCCGTCTGCTCCCTGCTGTACGGCCTGCTGTTCGTCGTCCAACCCCTCGAGGTGTCCCCGAACGACGAGTCCGCTTGGGCCACCCTCAACCCGCTGGTCCTGTTCATGACCGGCGCCTTATCCGGCGTCCTCGCGTCCAACGGACTCAAGGACAAGGAGAACAAGGAGAACCAAGAATGATCTCGACACGCACCACCGTCACGGCGACCGCCGTCAAGCTGTTGTCGGCCGCCATCAACGAACCGAGGACGATCGTCATCCGCCCGGACGGCAACGACCTCTACATCGGAGGATCCGACGTGACCACCAACAACGGCCTCAAGATCGACAACAACACCAACTTCACCGTCCAGATCCCGCAAGGCGAGGAATTGTGGGCCGTGGTCTCATCGGGCACTCACGCCGCGATCACGCTCACGTGGCCGGTCGAGACTGTCGCATGACCGTCGCCACCCGCTTCCAGTCGTGGAACCGGGGCCTCGAGCCCGGCGCCCCATACGACGGCGCGTCTCCGAACCTGCAAGCCCTCGCCACCTACTGCCACACCCGGTGGAAGCTCAAGAGCCTCGGGATCTACAATCGGCGCCCGGTACGCGGCGGCACCGCGTGGAGCTCGCACGCGTTCGGCGCGGCCGTCGACCTCGGATTCGGTGAACGGCACGGCGGCCCCGGCATCGCCGTTCTCGAGGCCGACATCCTCCCATGGCTTATCGCCAACTCGGCCGAGCTCGGCATCCAGAGGATCCACCACTACCAGCGCACCCGGTACTGGGAAGCCGGTCGAGGCTGGGTTGAGAAGTCGCCCGGGCAAGGCAACGACTGGATCCACGTCGAAACCACCCGAGAAGCATGGGCAGACGCGTCACCAGTCCGTGAGAGGCTCGTAGAAGCCCCTCAGAGCCCCGCTAGCGCCCCGTCAGGACCGACACCGCCCAAGTACCCCGGACGGCCTCTCAAGCGATCCTCAACAGGGGCGTCCGTGAAGCTCATCCAAGCCCGGCTCGGCCTCACCGCCGACGGCAAGTTCGGACCACAAACCGAGGCGGCCGTCAAGTCATGGCAGACCAACAATGCGCTCCAAGCGGACGGCATCGTCGGCCCCGCAACATGGGCCCGAATGTTCGGTGCGTGACTTCCCGACGCCGATCCGGTAAACCATCACCGTCCCAGACCCCGACCTGAGGAGAACCCAATGAGAAGCAGACTGACCGACCTCGTCGTCATGGCCGTTATGGCCATCATGACCCTGATCGCAGGCAACGAGATCGCCCACCGAATCCTCGAGGACGACCCGCAAACCGCGCCGGCCGTCATCACCGAGCCGACACCACGCACAGTGGTCATCACCCCGGTGCCGTCTACCCCGTCATCCACAACGTCCACAACCTTGTCCCCAACCACGACGGCGCACGACGCCCTCCAAGCCGACCTTGCCGTCCTCGAGCTCCCGATCGACACGCCGTGCCAAGAATGGGCGCCTCTCGCGCTCAAGGTCGGATGGCCTCAAGAGGAGCTCGTGAACGTGCTCAAGGAGATGTGGCAAGAA